TAGCACCATGCAAAATCCAATCAATCTACACAATTTGCTCGTTTCAAACAGTAAACTTGTTCGTGAGAAGAAAGAACTAATTCGTTTAGTGAGACTTCTGAATACAACTCTGAATCAGATGTCTGATGTTGCAGGTTCATACAGCAAACAGGTCTCTGATGAAGCGGAAAAATATAAGACTTTGCCCAAAGGATTCTTAGTCAATTTACTAAAGAACAGAAGTTCTTTTGAACAAGTTATGGCAGCGACAAAAGAAACTGCCAAGACGGTTGAGAAGAGTGTATCTGAGACATCAGGTGACATAGATGATAATGTCATGGGAAATGCGTATTTCGATTCTCTCATTGAAGAGATGAATAGAATTAAGAATAATTCCATCAAAAATAATTACATGAATCAGTTGTGGTTTGAGGGTTATATGGGATCTGATGGAAAGTGGAAGTTCAAGAAAGTCGATAAGAACAATCCAAAATATAACAACAATATCTTTGGTAATAATTTACAAGACTACTTGAATGATCAAATCAATAAACTGTTCAATGATATGAACAATGATTCCGATGATTATAATATTCCCCCAGAGGAGAATGTTTGATGGACAGTTGCAGAACATACATGTTGAATGAGGCATCTTTAATTCGCCTCTATCAACACACGGTAGAGAGAAATATCGGAATAATTACCGCTTACCGTGGTAGATATCCTACTAGTGAAAACAAGAGAAGAAATTCTGTCTTGCAGGCTGATATACGGGCAGCAGGATTTGGTTTTTATCGTGTTGAGGGACATTACATTGAGGGATACGGTTCAGATGTCTCTAAGGATGTAAAGGAACAATGTTTTCTTGTTATCGGTGACAAGGGTAATGATGATGGAAAATTGAAGGGTCTAATGAAGAAGTGGGGGGCGAAATATAATCAAGACTCAATTTTCTATAAGTCATTCGATGAAAAAGCGGTTCTTATTGGAACTCAATCTAAAGACGAAGATGGGAATCCCGTGGAGTTTCCCGGTCTTGGAAAGGAAGTTTCAGTGGGCGTTTATAAGCCTATGAAGATGGGTCAATTCTATAGTAGGATGAAGGGTAAGCCTTTCGTATTTGAATCTTATGGTATCCCCAAAACTTGGATCGAAATGTATGCAGAATATCTTCAACATAAGGTAGAAGATACTTGACATCAACATCATTTGGCATTATACTATAAGCATGAACCAAGAAACCCTATCTCAACAAGAAATCGATGAGTTGCATACGAGTGTGACTCTTCTTCGCAACGCTCTACAACAGCACATCTGTATGGTCACCTTTACGAAGTCTGATGGTACTGAGCGCACTATGTACTGCACTCTTCGTAATGATAGTCTCCCAAGCCGCACCATCGAAGAGGCGGCAGAATCCTACAAGAGGCAAAAGGAGCAGAGACCCCGACCATTCACCAACATCTCAGTTTGGGATTTGGAGAACAATGCATGGCGGTCTTTTAACATCGACAAGGTTGACTCATTCGTTGTCGGAGTTGAGTTCCCACCGAACAAACCTGAGCATAACTGAAACTAACCTGTCTCCGTAACTCAGTTGGATAGAGTAACTGCCTTCTAAGCAGTAAGTCATAGGTTCGAATCCTATCGGGGACGCTTTCGCTTCGGTAACTCAGTTGGTAGAGTAGCGGACTTTTAATCCGCAAGTCGTGGGTTCGATCCCCACCCGAAGCATTCGACTTTGTGGCGGAATTGGCATACGCAAAGGTCTTAGAAGCCTTCGGAGTAACATCCTTGTGGGTTCGACTCCCACCAAAGTCATTGAAAGGAAATCGGCTCTGTGGCGGAACAGGCAGACGCAGTGGACTTAAAATCCACAGCCCTAATAAGGCGTGGGGGTTCGATTCCCCCCGGAGTCATTTAAGATCTTACATAATTACTTTCATGGAAAAGTTAGACTGGGAAAAAGAAGATAAGAAAACCTTGATCGCTTTGGTCAAGTTTTCTCTTAATTTCGCTTCCTATGTGAGGGAAATGAATCCTGAACTTTGGAAAAAGGCAGGAGAGTATGCGGAAGACTTCACTAAAGAGGAAGGTGTTGAATTTACATCTAGCGAAGAAGATGAAAATCAATCTTGAATAATTTTTTCTGTATCCTATTGACACAAGAACAAAAGTAGTTACAATTAAACCAACATGGACAAGATTCCAAACGACATTCAAGAAGTTTTGTTAGACTATTTGATCTGTAAGATTCAAGAGATCAGCGAGAGAAAGTTTTCCTCTCCTTGGATCAAGGGAATTGAGTTTAAGGTTTGGGACGCAATCAACGATCAAGAAATTTCAAATCTTGTGAGTGCAGATGAAGCCGCATTTCTTCGAACTGCATCAAGGGCTACAAATTCTTGGATTACTTTGGATAGCGGATTAAGCAGTGAAGGTGAAATCATCGTTATTCCTATTTCTGAATGGAAGAAAAAGTATCTTACTTAAGGGGGCGAACAGGTATCGACTAGACAAAACATACAAGAACAGCATGCAGGAGATGGTTACTAGGCTCCTTTAAAAATGTGACCAAACAACAACTGCCAATAACAAGAGCAGATTCGTTTACGCAAAGCCCGTTGCTCGTCAGCGTCGCCTTGCTCTCGCCGCCTAAAAATCGGTGAGAAAGAGTTAGATGATCCCGATAATCTAACTCTTAAAATCGGGACTCGCACCAGGGACAAACGGCTTCACTCACATGTGCCGTGTGCGTATGAGAAACAGGTGAGAACCTTGTGAGGAACCCTTAGCCTCACTTGGAATTCTAAAGGGGAAGCATGTAGGTAAAGTGGTTCTTGTAAGGATTGTATTAGCACGGGGGTTCGATTCCCCCCGCCTCCATTCGGGGATCTAGCCATCCCCAATTCAACTCTAACAAAGGAGAAAAAATGGCTAAGAATGAGACTGGTTCGTGTCCGTTGTTTGGTGGTTGTGATAAGTTGTCTTGCCTTCTTTCGAAGGTCGGCATCAATCGTAGCCTTTTGATCACGCTTGGACTTCTTCCGTTCGCATGGAATGGAGTTGTCTTCCTTAAGAATTTCATTGTCAGCGTTTGGTCGCATCTTTCGACCGGCTTGACCACGGCATTCGGTGGATGATCAAAAAAGTCTCACGACATGTTCCCTTGCAGGGATGCGGGGGGTTTGAGGATGTAACTCAATGGCAGAGTTCTACCCTTCCAAGGTAGATGTTGCGGGTTCGACTCCCGTCATCCTCTTTTTGGGTCGATAGTTCAACGGTAGAATACTGCCTTTGCAAGGCAGGGGTTAGGGGTTCAAATCCCCTTCGATCCACTCAGGAGAGATACTATGAGATACTACGCAGGACAGGGATACCGTGATGGATACAATGACAGACAGAGTGGATCCAGAAGCCGTTGCCCTTTTGGTTCAGGCACGACGGATGATCCGTATTGGATAGAGTATAAGCAAGGATATGCAGACGCTGACCGTAAGATTCTTGAGGATGCACGAAGAGGCATGGAAGAGCAGAATAAATTTTTGTCAGAATGAAATTAAGGATGGGTGGCAGAGTGGTCGAATGCGGTAGTCTTGAAAACTACTTTGGAGCAATACTCCAACGGGGGTTCGAATCCCTCCCCATCCGTTTGCGTAGTCAGCGTATAGGTTGCCAGGGTCATCTACTTGCAAGGGGTGATCTGATACAGAGGTGCAAGTCCTCCGCTACGCTTTTGGACAGATGGCAGAGTGGTCTAATGCTGCGGTTTACTAAACCGCCGATGGTTCTTGAAGCCATCCGGGGGTTCGAATCCCTCTCTGTCCGTTTGGTGGCTCGTAGCACAACGGTAGTGCATCCCGCTGTTAACGGGAGGGTTGAAGGTTCGAATCCTTCCGAGCCAGTTGATCCGTGGTGTAAAGGTAGCACAGGAGATTTTGATTCTCCTTGTCTTGGTTCAAATCCAGGCGGATCAGTACGGGGCGTAGCACAGTTTGGTAGTGCGCCTGCTTTGGGAGCAGGAGGTCGCAGGTTCAAATCCTGTCACCCCGATTCTTGACATAGTTAGAGTTGCTGTTATAATTATCACATGAACATTTTTGTACTAGATTCTGTTCCACAAGTAGCCGCACGAAACCTTTGCGACAAACATGTTGTAAAGATGATTGTCGAGAGCGCACAGATGATGTCAACGGCACATCGTGTACTAGACGGAGAACCTACCACCCGTGTAACTAAGACAGGTAGGAATGTTAAGCATTGGGATCACAGTAATCAGATGTTGTGCCTTGCAACGATGATTCATCACCCATGCACACAGTGGGTAATGAGTACAAATAAAAATTACCAATGGTTGTATCAGCATGCGTCAGCCATGCTTATGGAATACAATCTTCGGTATAACAAGATCCATGCCATGGAAAAGTTGATTTCTGTTCACCTCAGTAGTTGCCCTAAAAATATTCCACTTGGCGATCTCACACCCTTCGCACAGGCGATGCCTGAAAAGTATCGTTCTGAGGATGCGGTCACCGCCTATCGCAACTACTACCTCGGTGATAAGGCAAGATTTGCCAAGTGGAAGAATGTTCAAGCACCGAATTGGTGGGTAGGGGTAAATTTTGGGAAGTAAGCACAGCGCAGGAAAGGGAGACACCTACCGAAAGGTAGATTATTCCAAATGGTCTAAGAATTGGGACAATATATTTGGTAAAAAGCGTAAACCTAAGGTCACACGAAAGTCTCGTAAGACGAAGTCATAAATACAAGTATGAATATCATTACACAACTTTTAACAGTTCAGGCTCAAATTAGGGTTTATCACTGGCAAACTAAATCTTATGCAGAACATAAGGCTTTAGGTAAATTGTACGAGACACTTGATGGACTGACTGATCAATTTATTGAAACGCTGTCTGGATCTAAAGGTGGAGTTCCAAATGCAAAAGACAATTTCACCTTAGTGGCAGAAAACTACAAATCAAAAGAAAATGTCATTCAATTTCTTGACGAGTTTGTGGTTTATTTGAACCAAGATGTTCCTCAAATGATAGATCCACAGAAAGATACTGATTTACTCAATATCCGTGACGAGATTCTTGGTGCAGTCAACACGACAAAGTATCTTCTAAGACTAAAGTAACTGATGCTTAAATTTCAGCAAATTCATTCAATGGATAATATTATTGGTTATTCGAATCCAAAATCTCTTGCGAAAATGGAGGATGACGAGAAAGATCCATTTTCGGTTTTGAGTAAATTCTTAAGATCGGGGGTTCCCGTTTCAAGAGTGATTGATAGTCCCCCCACCAATAGTAGTACAAAAACCCTGAATGAAATTAACTACATCATCAGAAGAATGAATGATTCTACTGAACAAGAGAAGAAATTTGCCATTGAAATGGATTCAACAGAAAACCATTACAAATTCTGGGCAGAACAAGCATCAGTTATGACGGGGGAGAACTATTCTAAAGATACGATCTCCAATATTATTAAAAACACAGATGGAATTCTTTCCTATTTCAAGGTCTACTTTAACCGTGCTAGACCATATCAGATTTCAAATGAATATGGTAAGAAAATAACCATTCTAGTTGCAGATCCTTATACTCCGGCCTATCCTTCGGGTCATACTTTTGAAGCATGGTTGTTTGCTTTACTTCTTTCGAATAAGCATACGGATCACAGAGAAAAATTTGAAAGTATTGCCAATCAAATAGCGGACTCTAGAGTCGTTGCTGGTGTTCACTATCCATCAGATAACATTGCAGGAAAAAGACTAGCAACTTATATCGTAAAAAACAAATTAGTGGAACCCCTCAAATGAAAGACTTTTTAGACTACTTCAAAGAAGATTCTAGTAAAAGACCGACCATCTATTGCGATATGGATGGTGTTCTAGTTGATATAATTGGAGGTATGTCCAAAATTTTAAATATTCCAAATCTATCACAGAAGAATTTTGATAGTATTATCAATCCAATCAAACCTAAAATTGATGAAGATCATCCAGATTTATTTGCTAAACTACCTTGGATGCCGGATGGTAAAACACTTTGGAAATATATCTCAAAGTACAAGGTAGAAATTCTATCAGCACACACAACAACTTGGCAACCGAAATCTAAATCGGGTAAGATGAAGTGGATTGAAAATAACTTGCGCCCTAAGCCTCACTTTTCAAATATAGTTCTTCGCACACAGAAAAAGGACTATGCCAAAACTGATGGCGTTCCCAATATTTTAATTGATGATTGGAGCAAGAACATTAAAGAATGGCAATCTGCTGGTGGTATTGCCATTCAGCACAAGAGCGCAAATCAAACCATTCTTGAACTTAAGAAGTTAGGTCTTTAAGGCTTGACAAACTTTTCGGTGTGGTTATAATTTAACCAAAGCCGAAGTGGATGGAATGGCAGACACGGCGGATTCAAAATCCGCTGCCCTAACGGGCGTGTGGGTTCGACTCCCACCTTCGGCATTCTGCTTCCTTAACTCAGTGGCTAGAGTGCTTCCTTTACACGGAAGAAGTCGTAGGTTCGAATCCTATAGGAAGTATTATGGCAAAGCGTAAACTATGGGCAATCGGTATCATGCACGGTAACGATCTACAGGGACACTTGGTTGAGAGATCGAACATCGTGGCAGTCTACGAGACCGAGGAAGCGGCCAAAAAGGAAGCCAAGTGGCTCAACGAATTCCATCGAAAGTCATCTTCCAAGACGATTTATGAGCCTGTACGGTGGAAGGATGATGGGAGTGAAACTTCTATTCAGTCTAAGGACGAAAAGATAATCAACTATTCGAAAATGGACGATGGACTGACTGCTTTGTTTGAGGATTAAATCGTCATAAATAATCAACATGAACAATCCATTTAAAAACACTAGTAAAGAAATGCTTGATGCAATCAATAGCATCATTAATGAGCAAAATCAACCACAGGCATTGAAGGCTTTAAATATTGGTGGTAGAGTTGCACAAACAATCGATTTTACCATGTCAACTGATGACCCCGATGTTTACCTTAAGGGACTAGGGACATTACCCCTCTCAATGATAAAGAAACTGGTTAAGCAAGACTTGATCAGATTTGCTGATAAAGTCGGAGTGGCTAGTTCAAAAGAACTAATTTCTTTCATGATCGACATTGAAGGCAAGAAAACAAATAATCCGTTTGGACAATTTGCGTATCGTCTTCATGGATTAGCAGAAATTGAAGAATTCTTGAGTAAACCAGAAACTAAGCGCAAAATCTCCCTCATGAAGAAGAAGAGTGGTATTGTCTAAATCACTTAGAAATACAGCAAAAATTCAAAAATGCCGATCAGCCGATTGCTCCCCAAATAGCGACGAGATGGCAGAGGTTTCAATGCGTCTTGGAAAATCAGGGAAGTCTAAGATGGCCGGATTTACGCATCTGAACAAATTGGTATCGATGATGAAGGAATCAAATGTTTGGACGGGTTCCATCAAAGGATATTTCTTCCGAGGCACAATACCAACTAAAATGAAGTCTGAGATAAAAGAGTATTCAAAAGTCGCTGGATGGCAAAGTAAAACCACCAAACGGATGAGTAAGTCTGGAATAATGTGGAGAGCCAAAGGTAAAAGATATCTCTTGATCTTTGCCAACTACCGTGGAATGGGCAATCGAATTTATTGCTCATTGACCATAATCTGATTGACAAAACCGAAAACGCTGATACAATCTCACAACACAAAGGAGGTGCTATATGCACAATATTTCAGGATTAGGTTTGGGGCTTGTTGTTTCATCGGTTCTCAATGGAGTTCTTCTTATCCTTCTTTATCTGAAGAGCAAGGCACACGCAGAAGATATGAATGCACTCAATAATGTGCAAAAAAACATGGAAGATGAACGCCGTCACGATGCTATGTGGAGAGAAATCGATAGCCTCAGCGAAAGCATCAGGGAACTAAAGAGCAATCGCACAGGTGGAATTCGAAAGTAAAATTAAGTGGATCGTAAGATCCACGCCGCCATCTTAGCAGAGTGGTAATGCAGTCGCCTTGTAAGCGACAGATCATGGGTTCGATTCCCATAGATGGCTTTACGACGGCCTAAATATGAACATGAGACCGATTTGTCTGTCCGACTTTATTCGTCAGCAAGAATCTTTGGAGCCTGAGATACTAATTTCAGAAGGTGCTTGCCCTCCTATTAGTGGGCATGGATTTGCATTAGAGAGATCTATTGCAACAGCAATGAAGTGTGCTGCTGAAAATTTATTGAAAGACACCCGTCAAGACAGATTTGATATTGGAGACAGTGCAGGAAATGACAATGATAAGCCCGATTTGGTTATCAGAGTAAGAAAAGTTGCGGGATCGTCTTTCTCAGGTAACATCAATATTGAGATCAAAGATGAAAGTTCACAGGGAACGCAGATTGGATTGCAGAATAATTTTGACCCCTACAGTTCCGAAGATGTGACTGAGACATCTTGGACCCAAAGTGGGCGAAAAAAGATTCAGGTTGAAAAAGAAATTTGGCTAGGAATCATTCGGGCAATTCATACCAAGAAGTTTGAAATGATTCGACAGATGCAACAGTATCTTCGAACTTCTATGGACCCATCAGCACTACACAAGAAGTACATTATTCCTGGTAGACTACCCTTTGGTAAGGTTTCTAAAATTGCGTGGAAACAGGTAGGAAACAAGGGAACTATTTTCACTCAGAGTGGAGACAAACTCTCCTACAATATCAACGAGTATATTCAAGACTCAGCCAATATTAGATTTTATGAGGAAATCTTGCGTCAAAAGAATGTGCATTTCATTTACATTAATGGAAGGGGACTATATTCAACTGGTCTTAGTAGTTCTCCTTCCATTAAAGGATTACCTAGACTCGTAGATTCATGTAAAGGGGCTGCTCAAGTCGAAATTAGACTCAAAGCGAGTGGCGGCTCATATACAAAAAGCGATGCTGCGTTGGCCGAACAGTCAATCGTTACTCATCTGTATTGTAATCAAGATCCAACCACTATTAAAGCCAAGCGAATTTACATGGAGGATTGGGCTGGAAATACACCAGTCAATCAATCCAAACTCTACATGTTTGATGATGAGGATAAACTTCCTTCCGGAATTTCCCACGCCAAGGGAAACGAAGTTGCTAAACTAGTCAGCATTAAGAGCATTAAACCCACAAACGAACCCTCCAAGTGGTCAGTTCGTATGGATATTAAACATAGAACTACAAGTCCAACTCTTCAGTTTACGACCCGAATCACATCCAAGAATTTTACGGAATCACCCTATAAATTCGACACACAAGAAGATATGATAAATTTTCTTCAGTCTATTCCATAAGTTCTTGATATCAAATAACTTGTAAAACTAAATATACTTAGGGCTAAACCCCCCGAAGGAGGTGTTCCATGAGAAACCTTTGGGTAGTAGGACTGCTGCTTGCAGTCACAGTAAGTACATCGGTAGATCGTGCGGGAGTCAAGGCAAAAATAGCCGAGGCTCCCGTGGTCGTTTATGGGGATGGCCTTTCAGTTGCAGAGAGAATTTTATCTCACTCTGTGGTAATTTTATATGAAACACTAGAGGGAAAGAAGAGTCTTGGATCCGGTGTTCTTTATAAGAAGAATGGTTCTTGGTTTGTGATGACCGCCGCACATGTAATTCAAGATGAGAAGGAATTTGGTAAGGGTAAAATTTCAATAGCATTCACTCCATATAATTCAGACATTCCAACGCATGCGTGGAAAGGAATTTTACTAGCGCACAATGAATCTCTAGATGCAGCCATAATAGGATTAGAAGACGCAAAAGATCTTAAAGATTCTATGGACTCAGTATTCGATAGAAATGAGCCTAGAATAGGAAAAGAGATATATGCGGTAGGCAATCCTTTAGGTGAAATCAATACAGTTACCGATGGAATAATCTCCAACAACAGGCGAAAGGTCGATTGGACAAATGAACACCATGTGCAAATCACCGCAAATGGTGCGCCCGGATCAAGTGGGGGTGGAGTATTCACTAAAGATAAGGGTCAATGTATTGGTATCGTTGTAAGAATAAACTATGGAACTAGAATTCTAATGGTTGTTCCTACAAATAGAATATTCGATTGGCTTGATGCAAATAATCTTTCCAATATAGCACCTGACTGATTGACTTTTTGTTCGTAGGCCGTATACTCTCCACATCTCACAAGGAGGAAATATGCCTACAACTACTAACTGCGTCAAGATTTCACCTGAGACTCTTTCGATTCTCAAGAATTTTGCTTCCATCAATCCTAGCCTGTTAATTCGATCAGGCAGTAAACTTAATACGGTTTGTCCGTCCAACCGAATTCTTGCAGAGGCACAGGTTTCTGAGCACTTTCCTGTCGATTTTGCGATTTACGACATGGCTCAATTTCTTGGTATTGTTAGTTTGTTCAAGTCACCTGTGTTTGAGTTCAAGGATACACATTTAGTCATCTCTTCAGATGGTGATGGTGGATCTAGTTCTGTCAAGTATTTTTATACTAATCCCGAATTCATTCAGAACAAGGGAGATAAGAAGATCAAGATGCCGAATTCTGTGGTTGTCTTCGATATTAGCGAGAGTGATCTCGCCTCTATCATGAAGGCAGCATCTGTTCTTCAAGTTCCTGATATGTGTATCACAAGTGAGGAGGGAAACCTTCTTGTTAGAGTTTGTGATAAGAAGAACCCGACAGGTAATAGTTGGGAACTCATTGTCTCTGAAGTTGCAGAAGAGGCCGATCACTTCCCCTTCTGGTTCAGTATCGACACAATGAAAATGGTTCAGGATGATTATGCGGTTTCAATCGCATCTAAGGCAGTAGCAAGTCTCAAGGGAAAGAATGTACCTGTTCAGTATTGGATCGCTATGAGTGCAGGATAATAAAATGAATCACTTTTTGTGGGTAGAAAAATATCGACCGAAAGATATCGACTCCTGTATTCTTCCCGACAGGATTCAGCAGACATTTCGTGATGTTGTAAAGTCTGGTCAAATTCCCAACATGATTTTAACGGGAAGTGCAGGTTCAGGTAAAACGACTGTCGCCCGAGCATTATGCAATGAGATGAACTTGGACATGTTGTTCATCAATGCTTCGGACGAGAGTGGAATTGATGTTCTTCGAACTAAGATTCGCAACTTTGCTTCTACTGTTTCGATCAGTGGGGGAAATAAAGTGGTGATCTTAGATGAAGCAGATTATCTAAATCCGTCTTCCACTCAACCTGCACTTCGTGGTTTCATGGAAGAGTTTGCTGCAAATTGTAGGTTCATTTTAACTTGCAACTTCAAGAATCGTATTATCGAACCTCTGCACAGTCGATGTACTGTCATTGATTTTAGGATTCTTGGTTCCGAGAAAATTGCGGTAGCATCGAACTTTAGTCAGAGAGTGAAAAGAATTCTTGAAAGTGAAGGAATTGAATACAACGATAAGGTTATCGCTGATCTAATTATCAAGAACTTTCCAGATTTCAGAAAGACACTCAATGAATTGCAAAGATACTCAATCGGTGGGAAGATCGATGTTGGTGTTCTATCATCAGATACGAATGTTAGCATTAAGGCTCTAGCAAAAGCACTCAAGGCGAAGAGTTTTACAGATATTCGTAAGTGGGTGACTGACAATAGTGACAAAGATACGACTCATATTTTCCGATCCATTTATGATGGATTACAGGATCACTTAAAATCAGATTCCATTCCACAAGCAGTTTTGATTATTGCAGATTATCAATATAAAGCAGCATTTGTTGCCGATCAGGAGGTCAATCTTGCTGCATGTTGTATTTCCCTTGCTGCTGATTGTACCTTTAAGTGATTTGAGGGAGATGGAATATAAATAAACTAGTATCACCCTCTGAAGGAGGCAGTCATGGAAGCAGTAAAAAGCCTCAACGATTTGTCAATCAAGATTCATGAGATTGGGAAAAAATACGATATCAAGAGTTTTGTTAAGGAGTTTAGAACTTCAGTTCGTGAAATTAATCAAAAGGCTTGGGATGAAATTGATAATATCACCGAATCTGAAGTATCAGAGGCAACACCTCTGTCTAAAATTATTCTGATGTCTAGCATATTAGATGATGACGATTTGTCTAAAGTAATGAAGGTTTCTGAAACTCTGAATAAAAAGTATCATTATGAGACATTTAGCAAGGAGTGCGAGGTTGTTCGCCGCAAATTTCTTGAGGATAGACAGAATTATTTCTCAATAAAAGCGATCCAAAGCACGAAAGGCCAAGATACGGGGGGGCTTAATTCTTATGTTGAGATCACAGGCATGTCAGATATGATGCTTGGCAGTTGGATCTACAAAATTCTTGAGAGAATTTATCCATATCCTTTAGACATTGAATATGAGAATTTAAATGGAACTAAGGTGAAGACACAGATTATCCACAAAAACAACATAGTTTCTGATAATTATGTTGAGTGTCCGCTCATTCCCAGATACCATGGCAGCAACGGATATGATCAGTTTTTATTGAACTCGTACTACGATAACAACAAGATGAAGTGGGTGTATGTACCCGTAAGATTGATTGTGAACCTCTCGTCACCTGACGGTATTAATTTAGATGATTTGGATTTGCCCGATGACAATGAGTAAACGACTTTCACCTTTTGACTTCGTAAAAAGTATAAATGAGAAGTCCGAGAATCTGATTCAGGTGCAGCCTGATGTAGAGAAGGATTATCTCCCTTATATGGTTAATCGTGCTTTGTCATTTAGTCCTGATACCATTCTTTATGCCAACACCATGAATGAGCGGTGGATTTTGGATAAGAAGTTGCAGTATGACTTTCTGTATGGATCAGTTCGCCGCCGAAGGCGTTATGACAAGTGGATGAAGCGTGAGGGGGATGAAATGGTTCCATTAGTTATGGAACTCTATCAAGTCAACCAAAGAATAGCGGCTGAATACCTATCATTGTTAACTGAGGAACAGAAACAAAAACTGCGGCAAGGGCGTGGAGGAGATTATATTCCTAAATAACTACTGAACCTAATTAATGGGCGGGAGTTATCATGGCTTTATTAGATACATTTGTAGAAGTTGCACTAGAGGATCCTCAAAACTTTTTGAAAATTAAGGAAACTCTAACAAGAATTGGCGTGTCTTCGAAAACAGAAAATAAACTTTATCAGTCTTGCCACATTCTTCATAAAAGAGGCAAGTATTACATCGTACACTTTAAAGAACTTTTTGCTCTAGATGGACTTTCTGATGGCTTCCCCGATCAAGACAAGGGTAGAAGAAATACCATAGCAAAATTGCTTGAGGAGTGGGGTTTATTAAAGATCTTAAACAAAGATGTAACTAATGAACCACTATGTCCCATCAATCACATGAAAATTCTCCCACACTCAGAGAAAAAAGATTGGCAACTGATTCCGAAATACACGATAGGAACTCGACATAAATCAGTTGACAAAAGCGACAAGACAATGTAAGATAGACTGTATACCAAGTGAGGTTTAAATTATGAATTTAGGCGATTCCATTCGCACAGTTTCTGTCGGTGTACACAAACTTCATCCCGATGCATTTGATCCTGTATATGCAACTCCGGGTTCCGCTTGTTTTGACATCCATGCTTGTTTTCCGGATGGTCGGAGTCTAATCAAAGCATTCACAGAAAATAATAAAGAGATTATGCTATTGGCAGCGGTTCCGAATGCTGGAGATAGGAAGCATATTCTTATTCCACCCAAACATCGTGCGATGATCCCAACTCAATTGATTTTTGATATTCAAGACTCCTGGTCTGTGCGTATTCATATGAGATCTGGACTTGCGATTAAAGGTGGACTTATCCTATCAAATTCAGAAGGAATTATTGATTCCGATTACACCGATGAGTTGATGGTTTTAGTTACAAATACTAGTGATGTTTCGATTCGTGTTAATCACGGTGATCGAATTTGTCAGGGTGAACTTGCACCTGTTTATAGAGCACAATTCAATAATTGCAATAAACCAAACCAAAAAACATCGAGAGATGGTGGATTTGGATCAACAGGTAAGTCCTGATGAATTAATTTGCGAATAAATCTAAAGTTCGATATTCGATGTGCCGATGAAAGGAATGAAGAATGACCCGTGATGAACTACTGAAGTCCCATAACGAATTAACAAAAAAGGCTTTTGAACTCATGAAGCGAAAGAACGCTGATTATGCTGGTAAGGCTGGCACAGAACCTTTCGCAAACTTTACTCGCTGCGAGGCGATGGGCATCTGCACTACAGAGGCAGGAATGCTTGTTCGAATGACGGACAAGTTATCGAGACTTTCCTCGTTTGTTGAAGCAGGGACTTTCCAAGTTAAGGACGAGAGTCTTGAAGACACTTGTGTTGACATCATTAATTATGCCGTTCTGTTTCACACCTTTGTTCAGGACAAGAAGAATTCAAACCGAAAGGGGTGATTTCATGAAGTGGATTCTTACCCTCGCCTGCGTGTGTGCGCTTGCGTGTGCGCCTGCGCCCGTGCGTGTACCTTCTGCATTGACACCCAAACTTCTTGCTGCTATTCGGCAAGTCGAAAGTGGCGGAAATGATAATGCTGTCGGTGATCAAGGTCGAGCGATTGGTCCCTATCAGGTATGGGAAATTTATTGGAAAGATGCGGTTGAGTACGATAAAACAATTGGCGGTTCATATAAGGACTGCTATAATCCCGAGTATGCAAAGAGAGTTGTTATCGCCTATCTAAGTCGATATGCTCCAAAGAATGCGACGGCAGAGGATTTAGCGAGGATCCACAATGGTGGACCAAGAGGACACAAGAAGGCTGCAACAATTAAGTACTGGCAAAAAGTTGAAAAGGAGATGAGAAAGTGAAAAAACCATTTGGATATTCTTATTATCTTGATATGTACCAATGTCGTATCGGAGTGGCAGATGATTTAGAGTTACACTATCGATTCCTTGAGAATGTAGTTGACAAAATTGGCATGACCCGCATGAGTCAACCTTTCGTGATTCATGCACCCACACAAAAGGGTGTGGAGTTATATCCGAATAAGGCAGGAGTGAGTGGTTGGGTTCCGCTTATTGAGAGTGGCATACAGATCCACTCCATCGAACCAACCCACTTCATCACGCTTGATGTTTACTCCTGCAATAAATTCGACAAGGATATTATTCTTCAGTATGCAAGGGCATGTTTCGGGTTTAAGAAATTCGAAGAGCATTACTTTGAGCGTGGAATTGAATATGGAGATGATGAATGACGAATTATCAAATCATTCAGGGCGACTGCATTGAAGGCATGAAGACTCTGCCTGACGGGTGCGTACACACTTGCATCACATCACCTCCCTATTTCGGACTCCGTTCATACGATGGTGGTGACAGCGAGATCGGACGGGAGGATACCGTTGACGGCTATGTGCAGAAGATGGTAGAGGTGTTTCGTGAGGTTCATCGCATTCTCCGTGATGACGGTACTCTGTGGTTAAATCTTGGCGACTCGTACATGAGCGCAAAGAACTGTGCCCCGCCACCACAGACTATTGGTGGGCAGCGTGGAATGCCTTCAGACTTCATCCCTCCTAATCGCAAGGATCAAAGAGGGCTTAAGGGTAAGGACTTGATTGGTATTCCTTGGAGAGTTGCACTTGCCCTACAGGCTGATGGATGGTATCTGCGGCAGGACATCATCTGGAGCAAGCCGAATCCGATGCCTGAAAGTGTGGAAGACCGCTGCACCAGAGCGCATGAGTACATTTTCATGTTGACTAAGAAGCCCAAATACTATTACGATCACAATGCCATTAAGGAGGACGCTGTGGGTAAGCCTCATGCTCCTGGTAACAAGAGCCGCACACAACCCGAAGAAAAGGGTGCCCGTGATCCAGCATTAGAGCCTGATAGGGTATGGGGAGCAGATGGCAAGCGTAACAAGCGTTCTGTGTGGACGGTGAACACGAAGGGCTACAAGGGTGCACACTTTGCTGTATATCCCGAGAACTTGATTGAGCCGTGTGTGCTTGTGGGATGTCCTGAAGGGGGAACTGTATTCGATCCGTTCACAGGCAGCGGCACCACGGCTGTAGTTGCCATGAAGAACGGTCGCAACTACATCGGCACCGAACTGAACCCCGAGTATGTGAAGATCGCAGAAGAGCGTATTGCAGATGAAATAAAACCTAATCTTTTGGAGATGATGAATGAGCAAATTTAGACCGATTGGCAAATGGGTAAGCGTTAAGACACCAGGACTTGGTCAGCAAAAGAAGACCAAGGAAGGTATCATTTATACTGAAAAAATTACCAACAAAAACATTTGGAGTGTTGTTGTATCCGTTGGAGACAAACTAACAGAGGACATCAAAATTGGGGATAAAATTCTTTGGGATTTGACAAAAAATGGTGGACGAGGACATGGTGGTTGTGATATAGTACACCAAGATTGGATCTTAGCAGTAGAGCGTGAATGAGCAAATTCTACACACATGTTGCCTGCAAAGGCGGTAAGATCCTGCATCGGGGGTGGGACGATGATGGTAGACGGATTCATGAATCTGTTCCATTTCGTCCTTCCCTCTTCGTGAGAGATTCAAAACCATCCGATCCGCCAAAGTACAAGACCATCAACGGTATGGATCTCCGTGAAATCGACTTCCCGAATCAGTATGATATGCGGGAGTTCATGGATGAATATGGCAAGTGCGAAGGATTCACCATCTACGGTGAGATCGATTCCCAATATCAGTTTATTGCTAAAGAATACAGAGGAGACTCCGAAGTCGATTATAATCCTAATCACATTAGGGTAATGTATATCGATATCGAAGTTGAGAGTGAGAACGGGTTTGCATCCCCCGAAGATCCTACTGAAAGAGTTAATGTTATTACTATTCGAATGTCGGATGGTAAAGGATATACTCTCGCTCTACATGACTTCGATGTTTCGGGTGTAAAGTGTTTCTCGTTTGATGATGACGAGAGAGCCTTGCTCAGTCACTTCGTTGATCTTTGGGAGTCATTAGACACCGATATTGTTTCAGGGTGGAATGTCAATGCCTTTGACATGCCATATCTCTACAACAGAATTACTGCTCTACTCGGTAAGAAGACAGCACAGAAACTATCTCCTTGGAACATTGTTCGTGATCGTAAAGTGACTGATCAGAATAGAACATATACCGTCTATGAGTTTACGGGGATAACTATTCTCGACTATATTGAATTGTACAAGAAGTTCACTTTCGTTAAGCAAGAGTCATATCGATTGGGATTCATTGCATCTACCGAACTTGGCGAAGATAAGATCGCTTACGATGACATCGGCACAATCACAGACTTTTATCGTCGTGACTTTCAGCGATTCGTGGAGTATAATGTTCGTGATGTTGATCTTGTTGTTGGGCTTGAGAATAAGTTGCGCCTGATCGAACTTGCGCTCGGTCTTGCATACTCTTCAAGAACAAACTATGGTGATGTGTTTACACAGGTTCGCATGTGGGATTCCATCATTTACAATTACTTGTTGCAGCGTAACACGATCATTCCGCCACGAAAGAAGTCGGATAAAGACGAGCAATTTGAAGGTGCTTATGTAAAAGACCCACAAGTGGGACAACACGATTGGGTTGTCTCGTTTGACTTGGATAGTCTCTATCCCCACCTCATCATGCAGTATAATATCTCACCTGAAACAAAGACGGACAAGTCTTTCTTGTTTCTTCGTGGCAATCTTAATCCTGATATGATTCTAGACAATACTGACAAAGTCGAGGATCAGAGTCGATCTGCTTCTGAGAACGGCGTTAGCATCTGTGCAAATGGTGTGGCATTTACTAATGAGTTTAGAGGATTTCTCCCCGAACTCATGGATACCATGTATGAGCAGAGAAAGCAGTTCAAGAAGAAGATGCTTGAGTTGAAAGCATTCCTTAAGAACAATCCCGATTTGTCTGCTGATGAGGTCGATGAAAAGAAGCGAGAGATCGCCAAGTACGGCAACTTCCAACTTGTCCGAAAGGTGCAGTTGAACTCTGCGTATGGTGCATTGGGCAATCAGTACTGTCGTTACTATGATTTGGAAATGGCAGAGGCCATTACTGTTTCAGGTCAGTTGTCTGCTCGTTGGATTGAAAAGCAATTGAACGAGTTTCTAAACAAAGTTTGTGAGACTGTAGGTGTTGACTATGTTATTGCATCGGATACAGATTCAGTATATCTGCGAATGTCCGAGTTGGTGAATAAGATGTCTCCCAATAAGTCTCAAGAGAAGACAGTTGACTTTATCGATAAGTCCTGCAAGAGCATCATCCTCCCATTCATCGCAAAGAAGTATGATGAATTAGCAAAGCGTATGAATGCTTACGCCAACAAGATGTCCATGAAGCGAGAATCGATTGCGGCCAAGGGAATTTGGACTGCAAAGAAAAGATATGCTTTAACTGTTCTGAAGGGTGAAGACGATGTTTATATGGACACACCCGAACTCAAGATTACCGGTCTTGAGATGGTGAAGTCATCCACTCCCGCCATCGTGCGTAAGCGACTCAAGGAGGCCATGGAGATCGTCATGCTGAAGGATGAGAGTAACCTCCGTAGGTTCGTTCAGGACTTCCATGCTGAGTTTATACGGCTTCCTGCCGACAAGGTAGCCTTCCCCCGTGGATGCAATGGGCTTGACACCTACGGGGACTACAGCAGCATATACAAGAAGGCGACACCAATTGCCCCCAAGGGTGCGCTGATATACAATCATTGGATTCGAATGAAGAAACTTGGTAAGAAGTATCCTATGATCCGTGAGGGCGAGAAGATTAAGTATCTTTACCTTCGAATGCCTAATCCTATCAACGAAAAAGTAATTTCATTCGTAACTTCTTTGCCCGAGGAACTATCCTTAGATAAGCACATCGACTACGAAATGCAGTTTGAGAAATCTTTTGTTCAACCTCTGACTGCAATCGTTGAGATAATTGGTTGGAAACTTGAAGAAACATCATCATTAGAGGATCTATTTGTATGACAAACGAAATCAATCATGCACAGTCGCTCATGAATCTTATTACTATTCTGGTCATTTTAGGTGGACTTGGTATTCTTTGGTCTAGTTTCTTAGAATGGTTGTATGTCGAAAAACCAAACAAGAATACTAAAAACACCAGAAAGCGATCAGTTGCCAAAAAGAAGAGGCAAGATAAGTTCGCTAAATAGTTTCATGGATCGTTTCGGGACTTTCACATCTCATAAGGTAAAACTACCACATGCTCATCTGTGTTTTGATGATCATTGTATATCTAATTGGCATTACAATGCTAGAGACATTCTCAGAAAACATGATGCTAAAGCCGTATTTTACATCGATTCATTCGATCAATTGAGTAATTCAGACATTGATTTGATTTTTGAATTAAAGAAAGATGGTCATGTTATAGGGTGTCATGGGGTTTCTCATAAGGATGCCCTAGAGTACGGTGAAACGGATAATTACATAGATGAAGAAGTAATTCCTGCTATGGAGTCAATGGCGGCGGTTGGACTTCCACCAACACATTTCGCTTTCCCCTACTCAAGTTTCAATTCTTCTCTCTATGATGCAGTATCTGATATGTTCTGTTATATCAGGCTTAGACCAGGACAAAACACTCTATACAATGATAGATTTTTATTGATGCGACATGCTGATATCCTACGGGAAAGAGAAGGCGGAAGAAATAGTGAGACCTACGAACACAGAATTCGTCGTGGAGATATGGTCAATGTTATTGATGAAATCGACACCAAATTGAAGATGGGTCTAGGCATAAACTTAGTTTTCCATGATGTTCACCCACAGTCGCAGAAAAATAATGGAACACATGCAGATAAATTGGGATTTGTCACAAAAGAAGAACTAGATACCGTGCTGTCTGCCGTTAAGATGGCAGGTGCTTCATTTGAGACATTTGAATGTTCAACTAATTGATTGACACACTAACTTATAGGGGATATAATCCCCAAATCACTTTGTAATGGAGATAATATGAACTTTCTGAAGAGTCTTGTTAAGAGCAGTGGAAACGAACATGCAACTATTGCAATCGACGGAACCGAGGCCGATGTTTCGGGATTTGTTGACACCGGATCCTATGCGTTCAACGCATTAGTATCAGGTACGCTTACGGGCGGAATTGCTAACAATAAGATCATCGGGATTGCGGGTGAATCTGCTACAGGGAAAACATACTTTGCTCTTGGTATTGCAGGACAGTTTTTGAAGGACAATCCTGAAGGGGCTGTGCTTTACTTTGACAGCGAACAGGCAGTCACACGGGAAATGATCAAGTCCCGTGGTCTTGATCCAACCAAGGTTGCCGTATTTCCTGTGGCTACTGTTGAGAACTTCAGATTCCAACTGATTCAGATCCTTGACAATTACGGTAAGTTGAACAAGAGTGAGCAGAAGCCAATCATGGTTGTTCTCGACTCCCTTGGAATGCTTTCGACATCCAAGGAAATGAATGACACAGCGGAAGGCAAGGAGACCCGTGATATGACTCGTAGTCAAGTCATCAAGGGAACTTTCCGTACTGTGACCCTTAAGTTAGGAAAGTACAACATTCCTTTAATCGTTACTAACCACACTTATGATGTTGTGGGGGCGTATGTACCAACCAAGGAGATGGGTGGAGGTAGTGGTCTAAAGTATGCTGCCTCAACTATTGTTTATCTGACGAAGAAGAAGCACAAGGTCGATGATGAGATTGTTGGCAACATCATTCATTGTAAAACCTACAAGAGCCGTCTGACAAAGGAGAATCGTCAGGTGGATGTTCTGCTCAACTACGACACGGGTCTAGACCGATACTATGGTCTTGTTGAACTGGGGCTGTCTCAGGGATTATTCACCAAGGTCTCCAACAAGATTCAATTTCCAAACGGTGTTGCTGCATTCGAAAGTCATATCAACAAGAATCCCGAGAAGTACTTTACTGATGATATCATTAAGGCTCTTGATGATGCTGCTGCGAAGGAATTCAAGTATGGTGGTAATGGAGAAGAAACGGAGGAAACTGAATGAGATTATTGATAAAAATGCCCACAAGAGGGAGACCGAATAAATTTGTTTCAGTTTTAGATCGATATATTAACTTTTGTTCAGGAATGAGAGATGTGCATTTCCTTATTTCTATGGATCATGATGATCCACTTATGAACAATGACAACATGATCTCTCATCTAATGCGAATGAGAAGCAGGATGGAAAATAGATTGCATTTCTCATATGGAGCATCTAAAACTAAAATTGAAGCATGTAACGCAGATTTGAACATGGTACAAAAAATCAAACCTAATGTTATTGTTCTCGCATCTGATGATATGATTCCAGTAGTTTCTGGTTATGATGATATCATCTGCAAAAATATGGCCGAAAACTTTCCTGATACAGATGGAGTTCTTCACTATGACGATGGATTTAGTGGCAAAGATCGATTGATCACACTCAGCATACTCGGAACAAAATATTTCAATAGATTTAATTACTTATACAATCCTGAGTACAAGAGTGTTTTTGCTGATGATGAATTCACGCAAGTTGCTCGTATGCTGAATAAAGTTGTTTATATTGATCGTTGCATAATTCAACATCAATGGGTTGGAATCCCCTATGCTATGGCTTCCCGTGGAGAGATTCCAACTCAAGAGGTTTCCCGTGACTCTTTGCATGAAAGAAATGAATCACAGGAAATGTATGACCATGATCGTAATGTTTATGAAAAACACAAAGAGAATAACTTTGGTATCTCATTAGAAGAGGGAGCGAAAAATGCCTTGGCGACCAACTCATAAATTGTCGATTCTTATTCCAAGCCTGAATGAGCGAAAGAACAAACTAATTCAACTCATGGATGACCTTGATAGGCAGATTGGTAAAAAGTCTGTTCAAGTTTTATATGCATCTGATGATAGATCGATGTCTATTGGACAGAAGCGAAATATGCTTCTGACTCAATCTACAGGTGAATATGTTGCTTTTGTAGACGATGACGATACAGTTAGTATTGACTACATAGACAAAGTCTTAAATGCTATTGTTAAGAATCCTGATTGCTCATCTCTGACTGGACAAGTAGTATTTTCTGATGGCTATTCAAGACCCTTTGTTCATTCGCTAAGGTACGATAGGTGGATTGATGATCACGAATCAAAGATATACTATAGACCACCCAACCACTTAAACGCAGTAAAGAGATCGATAGCAGCAGCAGTTGGATTTCCACAAATTAATAGTGGTGAAGATCGTGTATTCAGTATGGGGATTCGTCCGCAGTTAAAGACTGAGGAATGGATCGAAGGAATAATCTACAACTACATCTGTAGAAAGACCTTTGAAGAAACACACCACAATCAAGTACAAAGATAATTCGTGAATAATCGACGGAAAACTATTCTGTTTTACAATGAACTTCATAACGGTGACATACACATGTCCCGACCGTATGTCGTTGATTTAATGAGTATTCTTGGAGACAATGATTACTACTATTTACATAAGAATAATTCTAGGCTATTGGCTGATATAAAGGGACTGAAAACTATTTCTTCCGAAGAAGAACTTCCAAAATGTGATTTAAAAATATCAACATGGATTGGACAGTTTTCATGGAATAGTAATGGTGAAATGATAGCACCATTTTATGGATGTAATTTTACTAACTACTATTCCGTGATGACGAAAGTATATCAATCGATAGGGGTACTAAAACAAATGAAACCGATTGATTTTTACTGCCCCCAAATAGATTACAATCAATTCAAAATCGAAGGAATTGATAATTATTTCTCAAATAAAAAGCGAAAGCATGTATTGATATGCAATAACCATGTAAATTCAGGACAAGCATATGGATCCATGACACAATTAATCCAACACCTGTCTAATAAATTTTCCGACTATATCTTCGTTGTTTCGAACAAGTTATCTGATGAAGATAAAATTAGTTCAGAAAATGTAGTCTATGCTTCGGACATAATAAATGATCCAACAATTTTATTTGATATGAATGAGGTTTCTTACATAGCAAAAAATTGTGATGTGATCATAGGAAGATCATCAGGTCCATACACTTTTAGTATCACAAAAGATACAATCAGTAGCAAGGTTTTTGTTTGTTTCTGCAATTCGGTGCAAGACAGTTGGCCGACAGATAGAACAATTTGGAGTAACAATTATAATAACATGAATGAAATTTGTGAACAAGTCTTACAAGTTTTGTAAAAATCAAATGAAAAATCAAATGAAAACTTGCCTACTAATTTCGGGTCTCCCAAGAAACATTTATGCTGGTTTCAATAACATAAATCAATGTTTGATTGAACCCAACAACGCTGATGTATTCATTCATTCTTGGCTAAATGAAAGTGAAGAGAAACAAAAGTCTAGATTCATATTGGAAAATTTTAAGCCAAAACGATGGTTGTTTGAGACTCAGAAGAAGTTTGTTGACAGCCATATGGAACTTAGTAGAATGATGGCTTCTCACGGAAGGGGATATGAGAGAAACAATTTTGTCACAATGGTGTATAGTTCTTGGTACAGCATATTGCAGGCCAATCTATTAAAAGAACAATATCGCCTTGAAAATGATATAGAGTATGATTATGTGATTAGAGCAAGATTCGATATCGCTTACAACAAGCCAGTAATCTGTTCATCTTATCACAAAGACACACTCAACATATCTAACAGAAATCTTGTTCCAAATAAAGGTCCACTTCCACCTGAGATGGTCGATGATAGGTTTGCATTTGCTTCGAATTCCATCATGAATGTTTATTGTAATGGATTCAGTATGATTGACTATCTTCATAATATGAGAAACAAAAAAGATGGTATATTTTGTGGTGAGACTATTGTGTATGAAATGAGTAAGATGTTTGACTTCAGCATAAATACGCTCGACAACCTGATAGCGTATCATATCTAAATT